TGTCGCAGCATTGGAAAGCACGATATTGTCATTATTGACTTGTGAAATCGTCGTATTTGCAGGGATTCCATCGCCGGAAATTGCCAAACCAATTGAAAGGTTCTTCGTTGAAGAAATATTTGCCACAGTAGTTGAGCCGATGGTGAGATTGCCAGTAACCGGCATCGTTGCATTGGACGTTATCGCGAGATCGCTGAAGGTAAATTGGTCTACGCCAGTCATTGAAAGGATTTTTACTTTATCTTGCTCGGATGCAATGTAAAGATTGCCTGAATCCTGTGCGAATTGCAAGCTCCAAATATCTGAATAGGCTGTAGTAATTGAAAGAGGGCTTCCATTCGACATAAGCTGTACGCCATTCTTCCAGAAGCGAATCATTGTCGGCCTGAACTCCAGGATATAGGAAAGTGTATCAGAAATAATGAACGGTACTAATCGTACTGCGACTTGAGCAAGCGTACCCATATATTCAAACCCTGGACGCATGGTAATTCCACCTGGTAAGAATGGAACAAAATTAGTAAGCTCTAGGCAGGCCCTTGAATATACTTGTAAATCCGGCCTACCTTTGAGCTTCGGCGAAACTTCCCCAGCCGTGAAATCAGTAATTATGCCCATTCAGAACCCCTCATTCAGATTTACTGTTGCTGCTGCTGAGTATTCTGCTGGCTATACCCATTTGGTGCATTTGTGAAAAGTCCAGGATACCATTCATTCCCTGGCATCTGTCCCTGCTGCTTCTCGCGCATGGTCTTTGCGACCGCCTGCTGTACGATTTGCATGGCAATCTGCGCAAAAGCGACTTCATTCTCATGGCTGCCGGTTAACGGGTATGCAATTGCTGAAGCAATCTGCATAGTTATTGCATCGGCAAGCAAGGGATCCCATCGGGATGGATTCGTTTCGTCTGGTACATAGATTAGCACTGCATTTTTGATATCGCAGAAAAGCCAAGTATTCTCGATTTGGAACTCGACCTTCCGGCCATTTGTATCAGTAACTTCGATTTGATTGATATAATCAGATGGAAGCGGAAAGTTGTATGCATAGCCAGTAAAATTGATATCGGCAGGCCCAGAGAGAACGTCGTATTGGTAGGTCCATGTTACTGTACCATCCGTAACAGTGCCGGAAGTAGGCCAGGCAACAGACCCCGACCCTGTTTCACCTGCCACGGTGCATTTATAGACTGAATAGGTTGAAGAATGCAGGCCAAGCACGAGATCACCTAGCGCATAGGCTGTGCTTGCTGCACGCAGCTGCGATGAAAGCTGTTTCCTACGCTGTACACATGTCCACGGGGCAAGCCGTAATATCTCCTGCCGGGAAGTCGCATAGAAGCGTTTTGCAAGAGTAGTAGACAATCCTGCGCTTGTTGCATTGGCGATTGTGCCATCGGGGCTCGCTATTTCATCGAGTACATGATTTTTTGCCAACGCGCGATTCATTACATCGACTTCTGTAATTGGCATATTTGCTCCTTAAAAGGGCAGAGGGATTGCTCCCCCTGCCTTGCCTTAAAATTCTTCCCAGTTTTCAAACTGGAAGTTTTCCGGAATCTGAGTAGGCCCAGTGAACTCGACAGTGGAAACAATGCCGCTTCCGCGTTCCTTTACTGTATCCTCGCCAGTCCAAAGTGTCCCGTTCCAGTAGCAAGTGCGAAGGCATCGAAATCGCCTGGTCTCCTTTTCGGGAACCGTTAAATCTTTCTTTGCCATCCCTTCCTCCTAGTACCGCGCCCTGAGCGCTGCGGTGATTTTACCTGCCGTAAAAGCAGTTGATGCCTTCACGGCAAGATTAACGCGCAGATATCGATTGAGTCCTGTCGGCAATGGAATTTCAAGCACCTTCCCATTCGCCAAGGCAGAAGCCGCCAATTCTCCGGTGTTGATTGGGGCATTGACAAAGGTAGCATTATCAGCTGAGTGCTGAAGGGTGATTGTCAGTGTTGCTCCATTTGAGGTTGCCGCTGCTTCATTCGCCCAGACTTCCAGCACAATCGGCTCTACATCGCCGACATTTGCAGCAAGCGTATCGATTACGTCCCCAGTGGCGCTTCCGCCAGTGAGTGCGTATTTGTTGAAGAATACGTTCTTTACATGAAACATGGTTTCGCTCCTTTATCCATTAGGATATTTATTAAGGTACGAGTGATTCTGTGGACAGGATGGTATCCTGCCTGCGGAACCGAATCTCACCAAGCATCGTTGTCGGTCTGCCCCATGGGTCATTTACGGTTGACGTATAAAGGCTGCGAGTGATGACGGTGTATTGCTCAAGAATAGTCAGTACGTCAGCGTTCATGTAGGCCACGACAGTTCCATTGCCTTTCGCCAATTTGTTCTTCGCCTGGATGAGTTTCGTCAGGATTGCCTCGGCATTTGCGCTGCTCATATCTGTAGGGTCAATATTGCAAATGCGCTTGATTGCCATGGGATGCCGGACCGTGATGCCAAAATGTGTTTTGTAGAATGTGCGGTACATCGGCAATGTTCCAAGAGAACCATCTGCCTTCTGCACGGTAACATCCTGCTTGCCACGCCACTCTGCGGAAACGCCAAGGCCGCCAATGCCGCGCGGATAAATGAGCTTTGCTTTGTCCTCAGCCCATTTCACGAGGATAATGGAAGTGAAGTTCGATCCACTTGTTTCAACCTTGAAAACCGACTGATTGTCTGCGGCTGCGGGGAATCGAGCATAGATGCCGTCGATATATTCAAGGCCGTCGTACCGGCGTGCATAGAAGAGGTCCTGCGCCTGTGTATACCCAAGACCTTCCAGGAATGCCTGGTCTTCGGAATCGATGAACGCCTGTTTGTTCGGTGAGTGGTCCGCCATGTCCGCATCGATATCAGAATAGGCTTCGAGCATTTCAATTCCATCTTCAATCTGCCTGGTCGCAGATGCTTCCGAGGCGATTGGAGCGCCATAAATCCTACGCGTACCAACGGGTAAGGTTGCCCGCTGAACTGTTCTATTGAGCGTTCCATCGGTTGCCTCCCCGATGACTGCATCAAGTAGCAATTCGTTCGTCTCCGCAAGCGAATTGATAATGAAAATTGTTGACTTATCCCCGAAACGTTTTGCCATTTCAATAGGGGTAAGCGTGTCATTGAGCGATAGGGTTGCCATATTGGTCTCCCGCGCTCAAGGTTTATTGAAAGCCGGTCAAGGGCTATAGCCCTCAAGCCAAGAGTTTATAATCCTGGCCTATCGATCCCCGTTACTGATTTCGCCTGCCCAATAGGTCCGCCTCCGCCAATTGTGTCCTCAGCGATTGAAAGCCCTACTCTATGCATGAACTTGATGAATTCGGGGTTTGCCCAGAAATCACCTTCCTTCGCTGCCTTCATAAAGCCTTCGGAACCAAAGGCATCCACGGCACGTTTTACAATCTCGTCATTTCGAGCAAAATCCTTGCCCCATTCGGTTTTCAATGCATTGATTGTAGAAGCGTATCGTTCAGCCCTGGATTTTTCAGCGCTTTTCGCGCTCTGAGTAAGAAGCTGGACCGCATTGTCATTTGCTCGTTTCCACAATTCAGCTGCTTGCTTTTGTGTCAGTTTCAAGTCAAAGGCAAGCTGTTTTGTGGCCTCGAGCTGCTTGGGATCGGTATTGACCCGCTTGTCAACCTCGAGCTTGTAATCTTCAGGTTTTTCAGGCACACCAAGTTTTTTGTAAAACTCTGCGGCCTTCGGGGATGCATCATCTTCCGGCAGCTCTACCATCTTGCCTAGTTTACTCTCGGCCTCGATTGCTGCCTTCGTAAGTTCATCCCATGATTTGAACTTGCTCACGAATTGCAGAATCTTCTCATCAGACCTCGATTCTTTTGGCAAGGCGGAAGCAAAGCCTGGCAGTTGCGGTGTCGCTTGCGCTCCATCGCCCTGTGCCTGTGCTGCATCCTTCCCCGTAGACTGCGACGCAGCCTCGGGATTGCTGGGAGAAGTTACAAGACCGTCGAGAAATCCAGCCTCTTTCTCTCCTGCGTCCGCTACCTGGGTGGGGTTGTCTCTTTCAAGGCCCACACTCGGTTCGTTTGTTCCTGGCATGTATATGCCCTCCTTTTATTTCCCGCTTGCGAGTATCGTGGATATCAAGTCCATAAACCCGTTCGCGTCATTTAACCCGATCCGTTCCCGAATCAGGAAAATTGCGTAATTCCTTAATGCTACTCTATCTTCGCCCTGGGACGCCGCAAGAAATCCAAGGTCGCTCAGAATTGAAAAAAAGACCTTCTTGCCTTCCGGCGTAGAAAAAACCTTTCGGTACATCCTTCTGAGCTCTCGTTCCTTTCTTGCCTCTTCCTCTTTTGCTTCATCCATTCGAGCCTCCTACTATCTTGCCGGCCTGCTCCAAAGGACTTCCAGGCTGGGGTGCCTTGCCTAGTTTGTCCGCATTGCTCAAAAGATTCTGCTGTTGAGCGAGCGCTATTTGCTGCTGCTGTTGCTGCGCCATCGCCGCAGCTCTTTGTTGCCGCAGTTTTTCAACGTCATCTTTTTCGCGAATTACAGTTGCTGGAGCTCCAATGCTCTCCAGGCTCTCCCTGGTAAGTTCATCGAAATCCACATTGTCGAGCGCATCGGGCTTAATTTGTGCCAATGGGACAATATAATTGAAAGCCTGGGTGAGGCCATCGCTCTGATAGTATCTTCGCTGCATCTGTGATAGACGGCCTAAGAATTCAATCTTCAGGTACTTTTGCTGCCGCAGGGCATCAAGTACTGCTTGTGGCGGCGGGGGGAAAACTCCAGCACGCAAAAGGATATTAAAGGACCTCCGAACAGCGGGCTGCAAAACCTCGAGCTCGAATCGGCCTACCGTAGGCCCAAGAATTGCCACACGCTCGCCGGCCATCTCAATAACCTCTGTCGCCGTGCGCTGTCGGGCTTCGAG